TTAATCCATCACCGGGAGCACTGCACCTAGTTTTTCCAAGGCTCGCTCATGGATCGCTGTAGTTGCGTAGTGAACTGCCCACATCAACTCATCTTTCCTGAGCTTGTACTCGTTTCCTGCAGGCTTGTACTGCTGCACAAGTTCACGACCTGCTTCGATAGCTTTTTTGACAATGACCTGGCTATCAGGGATAGCTTCAGTAACAACGACACCATTTTCAATGACTGCCGCGCGACCGGGAACCGTTTCATAAACAGCAGGTTCCGCTTCCCATTCACGAAACACTTCTGGTTGTTCTGGCCATTCGTCATAACCAAACGCCCCATATTCGCTCCATACCAGCCCATGTTTCTCCATAATGGCAATACAGGCTTGGACTGTCGGGCCAGAGTGCAACCTGGCATCATTACCCTCTTCTTGCAGGCGCTGTATCCACTGCCAAAAACCCGGCAATTTCCCGATAAAATAGAAGGCCAATATTTCATTTTCCGTAAAGGATCGAGGGCGTGACTTAAGTCGTTCGTCTGATGTTACATTCGGTGCGTTTTGGAAGTACCCACCCAGCCATGGATATGCGGCAGTACCACAGTAAAGTTGTTTTGAATTACGGTTAGTAAATCCATCCTCAGTCAACATCACCCCTGTTGTGTTGTTATTCACGTAAACGGTGTCAGCGTACCCTTTGAACGATGCGCCGTTACTGCTCCATCCCCAACGGCGTACTGCATCCTCCAACCGACCTCCCGGAGGAATAGTGACGAAGTTGAATCCCTTCCTGTCATCATCGGGTATTGCAACAAACAGCGAGTCAACACCATTGCCACGCATACGCCCTATATAGGGGTAGGAACCACCCAGCATTCTGTCGGCCGCATTAGGGTCATACAGTGACGGCTTGCAATCAGCCAATGTGGTGTCTGTAAAATTACCAAATGGGCCACCACGGTTACTGAAAATAAACGTTGCCGGAACACCCAGGCGTGGCGGTACAGGCGCATCAATACTCATAACGCCGTTGTAGTAAATTAAATCTCCGTGAACGTGCCACCAACTGTCGTCGGCGCATTTCAGTATGAAGTCTCCTTCACACGTTATGGTTCCGAATGAGTTATCACAGGTGACATTCTCTATATCCAATAACTTGCAACCCGAACCACCGAACGCGCGAATATCGAAACGGCTGTGATAAATATGTCCACGGCGACCAGCAGGGATATCCGTTTTGATACCCGAGCCACTATTGATTGGATTGGCTGGGTCAATATACATCTGCATTTGGCACGAAATAAACTCAGTGCCATGGAATGAATTATCACCGTCCGTTATTTTGAATATCACTGAGTTTTTGCAGTTATGTAATCGCCAACCAATAAACCGGTTGAACTCCGTAAAACTGGTTTGCCGTTTATTATGCAGCATGACGGCAGCATACATATCTGTCGCAATGCAGTTATAACTCAGTGTCCCGCAGGAGTCTCGGTTCTCATAAGCAATCCCCTTACCGCGTGTTGAGGGGTGAGCGATGAACGTAATGCCATCTACACCGCGAGACGTGAAGGAGCCGGAACCGCCGGTATTAATGATGCAGACAGTATCTGCCTCGGGAGATTTAACGAAAAATCGCGCCAGACCTTGCCCCACCGACACTAACTTGACACCCCTTGCACCAGCCTGTGAGTTGTCGCCTTCAAAACCAATGCCACCGAGGTTTATGGGGCCGGATTGGGTTCTGTCGAGGAAATAGTCATAACCTGCAGGAACCTGAACTTCGAGATAGCCATTTTGCTTGGCCTTCTCAACCGAATTAATAATAGCCGGCAAGTCGTTAGTCCCTATCCCTGTCTCCGGGTTATAGTCTCCTTTGGCCCCCTCAGCGAATATATTGATATATTTAATCGCATCACCGGTAGTTCCACCTTGCTGGAGGGCCACCAGATCACCACCATTTCCAGGCATAGGCGATTTTAATTCTGATCGCAATGTTAGATTATTGATATCTACCCATGCGTTGCTTGCAATACCCCCAGTTTTTTCTGGAGATGAACCTGGAGGCACAATCTTTTCAAAAAGCCCACGCCAAACATAAAACTTCCCATCCGAGTATATTAATGCTTGGCTGACATCAGTTAGAGTATAGCCTTCCGAAAAAGAGCCAACATGTTGCAATCCCTCACCTGAAAGGGATGCAGAAAAGCTCACACCATCTCTGAGTGATTCCGTGCGCTGTGCTAATTGACGCGGCGCCAGGTTAATAACGCCATCAGGCCCACCCTTAACTCGGTCTGTGGGTTTTACTAAGTAAATGTCATCAATCCAGCCAGGAGGATTTTTTGCAGTCATATTTTAACTCGCTTAACTAAATGGTAACGCAGGCCATGAGATATCCGGGGATGTAGTCAAATCCAATGCGTTAAGTGCATCAACATAATCAATCCATTTGGACAACGTTAGTTTCTCTTCTTCCGTGATAACACCCATAAACAATTTTGTCTGTAAATGGTTAGTCTTCAATGATGCATCTACCAAAAGACTTTTCAATCTGCGTTCAGACTCGGAAACATGAAATTCATATTCTTTCTTACCGTTTTTCAACCAAGCATTTCCATTCCACTCATCAAATTTACTGTCAGGTTTTAACAGCGTAAACCCATCAGGAACTGTTCCAAGTTCATAAATACTGATTTCGTTTTGGTTGATAATGTTGTAGGCGTTTTTATTTCGATGGTCTTCCATAACTGACCAATGGACCCCACCAAAAACACTTGCAAACCCTGGTGTTCTTGTCGGTGGGGTGATATCGGTGCAATAAGCAGGCAGGCCTGTTCCTGCAGGGATAAAGGCATCGCCCTCACCGATAAATTCACCTGTATCAGCAGAATAGTTATAAACATGGATGATTTTATCATCACTGTGAAATTTGTTCATTACGCTAACCTCACGATATAATTATATGCAACGTTTTTAACCGTGGTCTCACTATTACCATTGGCATAAACCGTTATGCCGTGGCCGTGCGAACCAATATCGATTGTGTGGTTGTGAGCACCAATTGCGACAGTATGACTATGGGAACCTGCGCCATCAGTGGAACCGTCATTCGATGGGCTGAACTTTACCCTATTGTTACCCCCAAGTTCATAAGTCCAGTCTCGGGCAGGTACACCACCATGAGTATGATCACCGGTCGCGTTAGTCGATTTCGTGCCATAATCAAAAGTGCTCGTTGTTCTGGAACCCAAATTTACCGTTTCAGCAGATGCAGTGTGAGTATGAGATTTATTACCGTCCAGCTCTTGAGACAAAATCCCACGACTACTTGCCGGTTTCCCTTTGATTGTCCACCCGCGCATATCGGGAAGCACGCCACTAGGATAAACTGAAGCCAATAATGGAAATTGAGTTTTATCGAATACCTGACCCGCCATTAGTGAATATCCAGCAGGAATGATATCACTGGGCCATGGTATTGGTGCGCCTGTTGGATAAACTGATTTCCCTCCATTTGAAATCATCAGATTCAACGCTGTGAGTAATTGATTCTTTAGCGTTGGGTCAACAGCTATCCCGGACGCACTCAGAACTGAAATTATTTCTTCCTGAGTTCCAATGGTGGCCCCCTGGACATTATTCAGGAACGCAGCTGTAACGATGGTTCCCAGCACTCCCGACATAGGATCACCGTCATGGAACTTTTTATCTTCTGAATCAATAGGGGGAATGACGTTTTGCATAATTACCTCTAAAATTAGAACGAGTACGAGCCATCAGCTGCAATTATCCCGTCATAGTACAATAGGCCAATTTCCGTATTTGAATAGGTGAAGTAAACATAGGTATGAGCTGGTTTTAACTCATTAAACATACTTTCTATGACCGCATCACCAAACATTGTTAGCCGCTCACCGGCGACAGAAACTCCCGCCATAAATTTATAAGCTGGAATAACCAAGTCTTTTAAGTTAATCCGCCATACCCATAGAATGTCTTTACTGTAAATCGTGTCACCAACACGATTGATGCCAGCTCTAAATGGTTCATACTCATCAATAGTGATGGTATACCCCATTTTCTTCGCCAGACTGATAAAGTAATTAATACTTAACCCACCCACGGCACGAATTTTACTGAGTACATTTTCAATCCGCTGTTGGTAAGTGGTATCCGGTAATGGTGTTAAACCTAATACACGCTCCCAGTCAGCCAGTAAATTTTTGGCGTAAAAAGGAGTAATACCGTTAATGACATCTCCAGAGTAAGCGTAGGACTTATCCAGAGCTTGGCCTTCGGCAGATAGCTCTACACTTAATACTTGCTCAGAAACACCATATGCCTCGGGAAGCAGTGCCGCCAGTAATTGCTGATGGGTCATAAGAGGCTGACCTCAATACGTCCACAACGAAACCATTCCACTACGTTCGCATTCACAATGGGCGAAATATTGGTTGACGGTGAAACAAGTTGACGGTCTGTTACCCCATCTACAAGGGAGACCATTGTTTCAACCTGGCTACGAATAAATGACTCACCTGGTGACAAACGGTCAATATAATCCTTAACAGCTGCCTTGACGGCCGCTTCAATCGCCACCCAGACTGCACCGGCGGCAACGGCTACTTTTATATGCAGGTTGAGTACTTTAAGGCTGGGTGCGAGTACTAGGGAATGTTTAGCTGTTACCGGGCGTACATCATCAATATGAGCCTGGGCTGCATTTATAATTTCCTGCGAGGGAAGGCCGATATCAGAAATGATAACTGTATCCACCGTTCCCAGGCCACGACGCAGCGGATAGACAAAGGCATCTGTTACTCCAGGTACTTCTAGCGCCCAACGTTTATAGTCATATTTATTCCCGCCAGCCGGTGGGCGTCGGATAATATCTAACAAACGGGCTAATAAAGCGGCGTCCGATTCACGGGCTGTTCCCCCCGATAAAAGGCCGATCATCACCTTACTATCAAAACCAGCCGGCGTTGTTGTCAGCATCCCTGACATTTCGACCAAGGTGTTGCCGACACTGCCAGCAATAGTGCTTTGAGCTGGACAAGTAGTCTTGCCGTTGTTCCCAATAGTCGCAGTTGATGTAGTCACGACGGAAAGACTATCCCGACTGATGCTCAATCCTGCCTCAGCGCTAGAGCCGGGCTCTCCAGTCAACGTAACAGTGCCGCTTGCATAGGTGGCTGGTTTGCGGATGATGTCACGTAAACGAGCATGCCACTCAAGATACTCAGTGTCAGCAGTATCAGGAAATATTTGACGAACTATCCACCCCTGGTACTGATAGATGCCTTGAACTGCGCTGGCCACCGCTGAAGCTCGAATAAAGTAATCGCTATCTGTCCCCGTATTAGCTGATGGCAACTGGTTTTTAATGTCTCGAAGTAGAGCATCACGCACTTCATGAAATGTCGGAATAATAAATGGCATCAGATAACCCTCACTGGATGTTTAAAGGTTTCCGTCTGATCTGCAGCAGTCGTAACAATAATAATCAGGAGCAACCAGCCTGGTTTCGGCCGGGTAGCGCTAACTTGAATTTTTGTAGCACGGCCATCATCCAGAAGTGGCTGCAGTGCCTGCTCGCAGTATTGCACTGCCAAAATATTCACGCGGGGAACGTCTTTCTCTCTTTGCAGTTCGTGCAAGCGTGAGCCCAGCATAATGTCCGCCCACCAAGAGCCGAGCGGCGTAATCAGTCGAAAATAAACGGCATTGGCCAGCGTCGTAGTGCGCTGGCCTGAATAATCGCCGGTGAGTGGATCAATGAGCATTTCCATGCCGCAATAGTGACGGCATGGCGGGGAATAAATCAGGTGAAGAGGTTCAGTGGGTTATTGAGTGGGTTTACCCGTTGGACTGCCACCATCGCCGTTCGGATGTTCATGGTCTTTTAAGGAAACAGTACCAGCTTTAACATCACCATCAGTTTCAAAGCTACCACTGGTCTGGTTGATATTACCTTCAAACGTCGCGCCATTGCCACCCTTAATCGACATACCACCATTACCGGTAATTTTATCCTGGCTGGTAATTTGTTCGCTGGCATTAACCATCGGCGTATTAAAGTCGGCATTACTTTCCGCATTGACTTCATAGATTTTGCAATTCACACGATATATATCGCAGTCAACATCAATAATACGACCACGCTTTAAAACTATTTTCGCTCCCTCATCGGTATATAAGGCGACTTCTCCAGGCTGGAGCTCCTTAAGTCGATAATTGCCATGTTCGGTGGCAATTATAATTCCGTGGGATGTTTTGCCATTCAGGGGAAGTACAATTGCCGCCGTTCCTGGCAGCGGGTTAGAGGTAAACCCATAATGCTGGAACAACTCGTTGTCCTGCAGCTGTTCGCCAGCTAACCCTTTACCCTGGATAGTCTGCACCTGGCCAGCACTGTTCACGCGTGTTAATACCCCTCTAAAGGCCATTCGAATACCGTTTAAAGCACGACTAATACGCTGGTCAACATTATTCCACATCGACAATTGCGAGCTCCTTGTTCACCTTGGCTTTACGCTTCCTGGCTTTGCGTTTTTTCGGGTAAGCGTCCGGTATCCAAATACCGTCTTCTTTCAGCCGCAGCGTAGTCACAGTGTTATCTGGCCGACCGCCAGAGAACTCACGGCCCATCAGGAAATACACATCATCAATGCCGTGGGGTTCGCTCCTGACGCGAATCCGTTGGCCTGGCTGCCAAAGCTCGCCGGCATCGTTGCGATGCCCTTTGACAACGGCCGTCAGTTCATAGGCATTAAGACGGGCATCCGCCATCGCCTTACGGGCACGATAACGTACCTGTTCCAGATTATCGGCATCACCTACAACCATGATTTGTGGCCGGTAGTACGGCACCGTTGGATCGCGTACCACGGCTTTTAGACCGTGGAACCCGGTTTCTGGTGTGCCGGCCGCTGGCGTATCATCGTCCTGAGTTTCATCAGCAACAGCTGCAGAGAACGAGTCAACGTCGATAATGCCAAGGTCTGCAGACGACTTGGAGCCTTGCGCATGGCCCTGGGCAAGAACGGTGAGCTCCGAATAGGTGCCATCAATGGATGATGCGTCGCTGAGGTCGAGGATGTTGTTACCCCGTCCGTCTAGGTTCAAAACAAGAGTGGCCACCGGCTCTGCGGTATAGTCAGGCCCACCGATAGCCAGCGTGCCATCAGGTGTGAACCAAGGCCATAATCCGCGAGCAGAAGCCGCACGCACCAGCGTATCCCAGGCACGTTCGCCAGGCTCGACAGAAACCTTATCGCTGCGTATCGAACTCTCGGCCTCAATTCGGATGTTGGTCACGCCGAGCGGCCGTACAACCTTGGCGATCACTTCTTCAAGGCTCAACATTCGGGATGTGAAGATGGGCGATGCACAGTCCACCAGGACTTTTGCACCGTCGAACCCTGTGATACTGAGGCTCATCTGCTGGCGGGACACACGACGCTGTACCTTGGCCACTCGGCCGACCATCACGGTATCGTCACCGATTTTTACCTGCACAGGTGCGCCGCGCTCGACGTAGGCCGGGAAAGTCCCACCCGGCAGGCCGAGTGTCACAGACCAGGCATCCGATGGGATCAGAAAATCGCTATCAATCTGGTAGCGGTTCCAGGTGCTATGCACACGGCCAGCAATCAGCACGCTAACGGTATCGTTATTGGGCATAGGCATAGAGCACGTCTCCAGGCTGCAGCCGGTTCGGGTTACGAATTTGAGGGTTTAGGCGTGCCAGTTCGGTCGCTCGGGTGTAGTCGGCATACCACAGATGCGCGATCAGATGCAGGTTACCGGCACTCTCCACCCGGCGCTGCACCAGCGGCGGGCGTGTGGTGATGATATTGGCCGCCAGCTGCTGCACCGATAGCGCAATATCTTTCAGACCATCAACCACCGGTTGCCAGGTAATACCGACATCGGTAGTGCTGGCGCTGACGTCCTGCGTCGTTGCTTCATAGAGCGCCCGATGCTTGTCGATAGCGTTCTGCAGCGTCTTGCGGGTGTCATTGGTGACAAGCTCAATCTCGGCGGGCGACAATGTGGTAATTAAACCGTCGTCGCTAAGCAAGTCGGCGGCGTCCAGTGCCAACTGCAGTGACATCTGCAGATAGGTCAACACTACGAGCTCGGCAATATCGCTGTCGGTAACGATGATCGGCATGGGTAACGGCGCGGTTCGTTCGCCTGATGCCAACGCTGCCGGCAGCGCGGCCACTGCGTCAAGCTGATTGCGGCTCTCACCCCAATCTGCCATCACGATATTGGTTGCCCCAACCGTCGCATAAGTGCCGGTATTATTGCTGACGCTCGACTTGGACTGGCTGGAGGTTAGGCTAAGCGCACTCTGCAGGTCAGACATAAACGCACCAGGATAATTGACAAAGTCAGTGGTGCTGCTGATAAAACCGGTGATATCGCTGCGGAAAATGGTCACCATGTTGGCGGCTGTGGAGGCCATCGCCTTGGCTTTGGCCATCAGGCGTTGTGCGTTGCGCAGTGGTGCCAGGGCGTTATCAATCAGCGTCTGAGCATCGTCAAGCACGGACTGCACCTGGTTAAAAATGATGTCCGCTTTTGCCGTGGGATACTCGCTGGTAAAGAATGGGATGTTGGTCCCGGCTTCCAGGAATACCAGCTCAACAACGCAATAATCGACGTTTTCCGCCTCGTGATAAACCTGGCACTCGATGAGCTGCATCTTCGGCATAGAGCCGAACACAGGATGGATCAACTCGCCGTTGCCGCGTTTGTCAAATTCGGCCAGCAACGTCTGTAGCCGGCTTTCGTAGTCGTCACCCCAGAGTAACCCGGTGATACGCAGGTTACGTGGCTTGCGCCCCAGGTCGTCTACATCGCCACCATCCACGAACGGATATTCATACTGCGCCACGTCCCTGGAGAAGGTGTCACGGGTGTTGATAACGTCGAATTTAATGCCCCTGAATGAGGCATCTAACATACTGTCATTCCAGCTCATTGAGGCATTCCTGTTGGGCCACGCTCAGCCTGATTACCATTGTATTCATTGACGGATTCCGCGATGGTGCGGCCATCAAGTTCAAGCTTGGTCGTCACCTGGATAGGCTGAGGCTTTTGGTTCTGTTGTGGGAACAAGTAGGACGGTGCACCGGCAGTGGCCATATCACCCTTGCCGATCGACGTTGGCGGGCTCCACCAGGACTTAACCTCATCCCAGGCATCCAGCAGGCCGGGTTGTGCTCGGGCTGAATCTTTCAGCCGGCTAAGGTCGTCGGAGTATTGACCAGCCTGGACACGTTTGCGAGCCTCGCCGTCACCGCGCTCAACTTGCACCAGGGGCGCATCTTGCGTTGCCTGGTACAACATGAACGGTGCAGCAATACGGCCGGCCCAACGGCCAACGGTGCCTGCGGCGCGACCGAGCCCATCTGCAGAACCGCCAGACGTTGGCGGAGCTTTGACTCCACCGAAACCGCCGCCAGTGAAGAATTTGATGCCCGCAAAAACAACGGCAGCGGCAGTCATCGCTTTGATTGCCACTTCCGCGCCGGCCAGTGACTTGGTGAGTCCCGGATACTGCTTGGAGTATTCCGCCAGTTCGCCAGAGAGGCCGCCAATCACATCGGATAGCGGCTTAACAGAATCCATCTGACCAAAATCACGTGCGTTGTCCAACTGTTGGACTTTAAAGGCGTTCGTATCCGATATCAGCTCATAGTTAAGGTCGCCGGCAGTCTGGCCGTCAGGCAAGTTGCGCTGCGCATTCGCATTTTGAACAACGTCCTGGGCATATTTCCTGTTGCTGCGATAGCCGATCAATGCCATCAACGCCTGCCGATCGGCAATCATTTGGCCAACTGCTGAACCCTCCAAAATTTTCGCCATCGACTCGACGGTTTCCTGGCGTTCGCCTCCCTTGGCTGTGGCTAGCTTACCCTCCAGTTTCTTATAAGCAGGGTTGTTGCCAACGACTTTATCCACGATCCCTACAAAAGCATCCAGTGAGTTAATACCTTTCCCTCTGGCTGCCGCTAGGCTACCAGGCAAGTCGATACCTTTGCCATTAACCTTGATTTTTGCGGCCGCAGTTGCAGCATCAGCACTACCTATTTTCGCTAATAGGTTGACCAGGTTATTACCTGCTTCATCGCTAGTACCGGCAGTGATCGCTGCTGCTTGGTTCGCCCCCAGCAGAACGCCAAAGTCATTGAGCCCCCGCATACCGTTGTTGCTGGCTGCCGCAAGTTGTTGAGGCAACCACTTGGCCATATCCGCCAGTTCAAATGAGCCATCTTGTCCTGCTGAAATGGCCATGTTGAACGCCTTGACCATCTCGTTATCCTGAATGCCAAAGGTTTGTTTCGCCCGGATTGCAATCTGCGCTAAATCGGTTGGTGCTGCACCGGTAGCCGTCGAATAGCGTTGGATGATTGGCAACAAAGTTTTCGCCGAGTTCATGTCTACTGCACCCGATGCCAGCAAGGCATCCAACGTATCTGCAGCACCTTCTTTCATCCCGCCACCTTTTGTGACGGCCTGACGAATGAGCTGATCCATGCTCGCCATCCCAGACTTACGCCCAGCAACACCTTGCTCTGCGTAAGCGGTGTTGGCCATCATGGCGAGTCGCTGTTCATAGGTCATCTGGTTCTTGACAGGCTGGCCCACGACAGCCGCACCGGCTGCGATACCACCTGTCACTGCCATTGCATTCGCCCCCCAGTTGCGAGCAAGCTCCATCCGGCTAAATCCGCGTAACTCCTGGCGCAGTTCTCTGACTTGCCGTTTCATTGAACGGAAGGCGCGTTCCTGCTCGCGGGCTGACATCACACCACTTCGGGTAAGCTGCATGTATGCCGCTTGTGTCTGCTGGATCTCGCGTTGCACCTCACGTTCGGAACGAATCCCCAACGTTGAGCGGGCGCTTGATGCCCGGCGATATTCATCCGACAAGGAACGCGAAGCCCGGATGCCAGCAGTGGCATTCTGCTGTTGAGACTTGGTCAGGTCATCGCCGGCTTTCTCGGCCGCTTTGGTCTGTTTGATTGAGTCCTGCATCGCCTGGCGCAAGACTTTAGAGGCGGCATCCTTGGCAGATAAGGTTAGCGCCAGGGCAAGATTACGCATTATTTCCTCCGTTTCTGGCGTTTGGACTTAACGCGGCGGGATTGGGTTGAGGTACCGGCTGCAGGAGGCTTTTTGCCGTGCAGCCGGTATAGCGCATTGATATAGCCGTCGAGTTCTACGCGGGTCATTGCGCCTATTTTGGACTCGGTGAATCCGTACTTTCCGAGGGCGAGGACGGTGGTTCGGTATCCGGCAAGTCGGGATTCAATTCCATCCGCTTTTTTTTAATGGCAGAAATCTGGGCGTCGATGAGGTCAAAATCATCATCGCTCAACCCATCACATAGCAATTGTGGGGTGATCTGATCGGCAGGAATATTCCCCAGGGAAACCAATGCCGATGCCATCACTGCCGCACGGTAGAACATGCCAGCAACTGGGCCTTCCGTCGTGCCGCACTCTTCCATCGTCGCTTCCAAGCCGTTCATTGTGTCCCGCACTACCGGCAGCTTTACCGTAAAGGTAAAATGGTAGGTGTCGCCGAACGGCACGCCGTACAGCAGAGAGCCTGATTCCGTCATTATTCTTCCACCCGGCGCAGTGCGCTCACAGTAATGTCACGTTTCGCTTCGTTATCCACGGTGTAGCTGGCGCCTACCTGGGTAGAGAAGCAGTCCAGGAACGAAACGCGCTTACCGCCACTGCCGCTGAGTGGGTATTGCGTGATTTTCGCGCCTTCCATGCCTTCCCAATTGAGGTCTCCGCTCAGCGGAACCACGACTGAGATTGTCAATTGGTACTCGGCAATCCCACGGCTAAAGCCTTTGGCCCGGCCGGTCTTGTTCATGGTCTTGACCAGCTTACGGCCTGTGGTCACGTCTTCTTTGAGGTCTGTCACCTCAATTTCCTGGCCGTCCATCTCGAGGATGATCGAGCCAACGTATTCTTCAAGTGCCATCGCCAATTACTCCTTACAACAGCAGGTCGATACGGCCGGCAAATACATGCAGACCATTCACAATATCAGTAGGGATCGCCGCATTCAGCCGGTTAACGTCTTGGGAATCGCGCTCCACAAGCAGTGCGGCCTGGTTCTCCGTGACGCTTTCCACAATCTCCAGCTCCTCCAGCTTGATAAGCACGTCCAGCAGTTCGCTGCGTACCTTTGCCGGGGTTCGGCTACTCAACTTGTCACGCGGGAAACGCAACGCGATGCGATCGCCGCAGGCCTTGCGCACATAGTCCAGGGTGCGGATGGTGGTTATATCCAGCAACGCTACATCGTCCACGCCCTGGGCGTTTTTGGTGTAAGTGCTGATGGCACGAACAATCTGCACTTTGTCACCTGCACCCACAACGAACGGCGTTAAACCATTATGCAGTGCATTCTCCTGCTCATTGCGGCCAGGACGGCTGGCCAGCGCTGTGACATCCAGCGCTTTCAGCTGCAGCGTATTGAGCGGACGGGCCGGGTCTTCTTCGCTGGCCATAACGGCCGCGTAGGAGGCCGCGATTTCTGCCGGCAGCTTGGCCGAACCGTTATGCCATCCCAGGGTGATGCGGCCGGCGTTAATCTGACTGGCCAACGTGGTGCCGGTCGATAACGATTTGCGCCAGCCGGCAACGCCTATTGCGCCGCGTTTTTCCAGCGGGCCGCCGGTTTCATCCAGATGCGTGCGCAGTGCCGTCAGCGCAGTAGCGGTCGAGAACGGTGTCGCCACGATGTTATGACCGGCCGCAAATACAGCCGCCAGTGCCGGCGCGATATCCGGGTCAATTTCACCGCCTGTCATGGCCACCACGGCCACTGTTGCCCCTGATGCTGTTGACTGCGCCTGCAGGACGATCTCGTTACCGGCGTCACCCTTATTGCGGGCGGTCAGCGTCACGACGGCAGCGGCGGCAGTTGCTGTGACCGGCAGGGTAGATTGTTGGGTGATCGCGGTCGCAAGCGCGGTAGCAATTGCGACCGCTGTATCGCCGGCGTCAATAACAACATCCACACGCGTGGCACCAACCCAGACAGAAACGGTACCGCTGCCCGTTGCCGAGCCGGCTACTGTAACTGTCCCTGTCGCCGCTTTACCTGCTGTAGCATCGGAGACGCCAATCATCTGCAGTTGCAAATAGCTATTGCTGGTGATGGCTGCGGTGGCCATCAGGTGTGCGATAGAACCACGCCCAAAGTAGACGGCCGCTTGTTCGTCTGAGAAAACATCAATGGCTTGCAGTGGTGCTGCAGTACCGCTAGCGAGCATCTGACCAATCAGCAACACTTTCTGTGGGTTGCCTGGCAAGGTGCGAACGGCCAACCGGGTATTAAACTCCAGATACTGGCCAGGAACGCGGATGCTGCTCGGGATACTGTCGAATGCAATGTTAGGACTCGCCACGGTTAACCTCCGTTTTTACGGCCTTACCCTGATTAACTGGCGCGGCCGCGTTGGCTTCGCCCTCAATAATCAGCAGATCGCCGGCGGCAATCTGCCGCTGGTAATACGCTGAGTCTGGAACCGTCACAGCTTCATCTGCTGTGATGTAGCGACGCGGATTGTCTTCCCTGGGAACACGCACACCGGCCACTGCTTTAATGCTGATCTCATTCATGATTGATAATGTCCACGGCATCCGGCTTTTGCGCCGTCTGCGGTATGTCATAGTTCAAATGGGTGCGTAACCACTCAGCGTCGGGCTCGCTGGACACACCGTCGAACCCATTAAAGAGGTTGTCAGGATGGTCTGCCGGCGCGTTAACCAGAGGGAATTTGCCTTCCTCCAGAGCGGACTCAATCCAGGCTGTATCGAACTCACAGGCAAAAACAGACATTGCTGCCGCCTCCACCTGCGTATTGAACAACGTCCGAACCCGACCAGGAATAAGGTGCTTGATGGGCAGCGACATATCTTGCCCGGACAACAGGCGACGCACGGCCATCACCAGGCGATACGTACCCACCTCATCGAATCCCGGCCCACCGAGCCGAGCGGCGTTTTCATTGCGCAGGTTGCGATCTCCGACTATCACCACAAAGCGGCCATGCACGGTGTATTTTCTCTTGGTGAGATTGGTGTTCTCGGTCTTTTGTACTCCGCCGAACGTTACCCAGGTTGCGGGCAGTTGGCGGATAATCTCCGCCGGCTCGCCGTCCATCTCGCCACCGTAGGACTCCACGCTGTGAACCATCTTGCCGAGCCCCTGGCGGAGGCGTTCCACAATGGCCAGCTCAGTGTTGGCGATAATCAAAATGCACCTCCATTGGTCGATTTTCGGCTAAAAGCCCTGCCGGCGGAGACAAAGCGGGCACTGGTTCCGCCCTGGATCACGCTGCCATCCGGTTGGCGGCCCAGGGTAATGCGCCCATCTGCCACACGCTCCAGATAGCGGATCGCATCCTCATACCGTTCCCGAATGAGGTCGGTACACTGCGTACCACTGCCGCACAATTTATAGCGAGCGATGTCGCAGCAACGACCGACCAGAACACGCGGTGTATCAGGCCAGGGTGTTGGATAGCGGCCCGCGAGATAACCGTCGATCTCGGCGCTGGACTGCTCCAGCGCCTGTGCCATCACCTCAGCATCAATCTGGCCGGTGTACTTGCGATCGGTAAGAGAGATGCATTCCTTATCACCGAACGCCAGCACCATATCTGCTTGAGTGGCATACATAGCGCCGCCTTATTTCTTCGCCGGAGGCGGTTCTTTCAACGCGGCCAGTTCAGCCGCCAGAGCCGTGCTGTTTGCAATCGCGTCATCGCGTGCAGTGGTTAACGCCGCGATACTTTCCTGCTGAGAAGCGATAGCCTTTTGAGCATCATCTAACTGCGATTTCAGCGTGACCAACTCGTGCTCCTGGCGGGTGATGGTTTCCCTGGCCAGGGGCAACTGCTTGTCCAGGTCTTGATCATCGGTTGCTACGCCAGCTGCAATGCGTACCACAACCAATTGCGGATCGTTCCCCAGCTCAGCCAACTGTTTCGGCGTAAAGTGACCATCTTCGTAGGTGGTGGTCTTGGCACTGTGGGCGATGCCACAGCGGCGGAAACCCTCACGGCGTGCAGTGATTTGAATCGGCATTATGCGGTCTCCCCGGTCGAGCCATACGCCATCTGCCAGAAGCCATACCCACCTGCAGCACGTGCCTCAGCGCCAAACAGGAACTTCTTGCGCATAAAGACGTTGTCCGCGTTGTAGTCGGTTTGCTCAACGAACTCCGGTTTTTTACGCTCCTGATAGATGAGCGGTTTCACCGGACGCGTTGTATCCAGCAGGAACCATTGCGTGTCAGAGGTCAGCTCCGGCACAACCAACACCTCTGCAGTACCTTTATAGATATTCGGGGTGTTGTCCGGGAAGCGGTCGGCAGTCATCAGGAAATTGGCTTCATCTTCCAGCGCTGGCGGCACGACAAGAATGGTCGGGCGAACTTTCAATGACGCGCCTTCCTCATCCTTGAAGCTGCGCATGGCAGCACGCGCCACGCCATAACTGGCTTTCGCCGCTGCCTGAGTTGCCGCTGACAGCTTCTTGGTGCCTTTGTTGGAAACAGATACACCGTTCACCGGGTGGTCGATATCAAAGAACGGCTGGCCGTCGTAGCACAGGTTGGTGAACCCCTGGCTCAGCAAAGCAAACACAATATCCGACGGTAACTCTGCAGCCGATTGGCCAGCCGCCTGGGCTTGCTGAGCCAACCCCAAAATTTGATCGTCTTCGATATCATTACGATCAACCTCAACCGTAGCTTCAAAGTCATCGTTGACGATCGAATAGTTGAAGGCTTCCAGGGCTTTTACCGCCTTGTCGCCAATCCACTTACGCATTTTGGGGAAACGCCCAAGCCAGCTGTAATCGTTCTGCTTGCTTGTGGAAGGCACCTTCATCGCCACTTTCTGCCAGTCACTCGGTGTCTGGTCAAACGCCTTCTGGAACGTGGTTTTCAGGTTGATGAAGATCGCTTTAATATTTTTTACGTTAACAATCACGGGCCTACTCCTTTAAATCAGAACCCAAACGCCGGCGCTTTCCACGCCCAGCACTTTACCGGCAACAGGACGCACGTCGCTGTTGCTGGTTTTCGCCACAGTCTGGCTGTCGGCAACAAAACACTCTTTGCCAATATCCGCCTGTGTGACGGCATCGCCCCCCAGGTTGGCAAAGAACCAGGACTTGCCCCGGCGCACCAGGGCGACAGCGTCGCCTGCTGTGCCGGCGCGGTTGTCGGCATAGCCATCGGAAACACCCAGCGTCACCTGCGCAGCCACAGCGGTGGCCAGTACGGCAAAGCCGGCAGCATTGCCTGCGACAATATGGCCACCGAAGATTTCGGTGGCGGCTGCGATAGGAACCGGGAACAGCTCGCCATCTTTATAAGGGGTATTGCGATCGGTCATTTCTTGTCTCCCACATATTTGGCAATGTCTGCCGGGTCAGTACCCATCATGGCGCTGAGCGCCACCGCAGCGGCCAATTCATCATCCGAATCGTCCAACGATGGTGCCGGTTTCGCCCCTGCAGGTGGTTGGCCACCGGTCTGGGTAGTCGTGAGGGCCGCGATTTTCGGAGCCTTGTCCAGGAAAGTCTTGAGGCTGTCCGGGTTGGCTTTCGCCAGTCCCTTCGCCCAGGGCTCTTGTGCTGGCAGCAAGCGGCCATCGGAAAGTGCAGCAGTGATCAAGGTGTCACATTCACGCGTAGCCAAATCTGCTGCAGACGTTACGCCTGCATGGGTCACTGCCTGGCTGATGGACTCCTGCATGACAGCCACCGCTACCCATTTGGACGGATCAGGATTTTCCACCTGGGCGCTCAGTGCAGCCGTTTGGGCGGCGTCCTGGGTTAACTTGTCAATCAGGTTGAAGGGATTAGCCGACAGCGTCTGAAACGATGCTGCAGCCGTGCCGGCATCAGCGCCGAGCAGTTGATCAATCAACTTGTTGAGCTCGGCAACAATGTCTTCCTTCGTGGCGGTGATCGGCAGATTCAACATCCAGCGAAGGCGTTCGAGTAGTTCATCCATTGTGGAAGTACCTTTTGAGGTTGAGCCAGCGGCCAGGAGAGAGGCGGCAGCAAGCATCACTTCCTCCATCCCATCCAGGGCCGGTGTATTGGTCAGCGCGGCATTGATGATTTGCACCACGTGGCCAGATTCGTTGTAGGTAAAAACAGGAGAGATAAAGAGGTATTCGCCCTTGGCGATCATTTCTGCTGCAGCGTCCGTCCACTGCACATCGACAGCAAACAGACCTTCTTCACGCCATTCCAGTGTGTGGAACCAGCCGGCTGCTGGCGCAGGCTGGCCGTTGGTCGCTGCACGCAAAGTCTGGTGTTCGTAGTCAATGACATACGGCGTGGCGCGTTCCACTGCAGTCGCAATAAGCGGCTTGGCAATCTCGGCCGTCATCAGCCAGTGATCGCATTCCGTTGGGCGACCATCACGAGCACGGAATTCACCAGCAGGGAAAAGCTGGATAGTGCCGTGATTCGCTTTGGTGATTTCGATGGCCAGTGCGGCGATTTTTAGTTTCATGCCGCCGAGAATACGCATCGGCGAAAACTGGATTCAGGTGAAGGGGTTCAGTGGGGTAATCAGGGGGAAATGGTCGGCGATCATCTTGCCACTACCCTGTAGGCAATGACAAGACGCCCCATCGTTTTTAAACCGTTTTTAAAAACGCCAAACGGGTGTAGAGACGAACGTGTGTAGCCGGAGGAAAGAAAAGTGCGCCACGGACGTTACAGGGCGTTTTAGCTTATGAATCAATAACGCGTTGAAGGTAGGCTTTTGCCGTCTCTTCCATACCATCAACGTCGCTTTCGGTCAGGTGCAGGAATGGCCGCGCCGGCATCTTGATTTGATAGCCCGGTATGGTATTCCATTCGCTGTAGTTGGCTTTCGATTTCCTGGCAAACCGGTTGTTGAGCGAGCCGTCCTTGCGCTGATGGTAGTATGCCCGCTGACTGCGGGCCGGGATGTTAATGCTGCCGCCTTCCTGGTGAATGCGGGCGTAAACAACATTGGTGCCGACCAATGCCTCATCATTGCTGCTCTGCTGGCTAATGCTGCTGGCCAATCGCCCGGAACGTTGCAGAATTTTACCGCCAGCGCGTTTCCTGGCATAAGCCGGACTCCATCCCATCCAGGCCGGACGGCCCTGATTCTTGAAGTTCTCCTCGACGGCATCACCCATTGCGGCCGCCAGCTCACGCATCAGCGGCTCGCGGTGCTCCAGCTTCTTGATGAGCTCGCCCAGGGCATTCTCAAAGTCGGTGACATTGTATGTGATGTGATAGACCGTAGACATCAGAGCCCTCCAGTAACGACAGGGAGTTGGCCAAGCTCCTGCAGCTGCGCCGGCGTGAGTGCGGCCCCCTGATGCATCAGCGTGATGGCGAGTCCCGAAACATCAGTATTCGGCGTCGCAATTACGCCGAATTGCTGCTTACCCTGGCGGCAGACATACACCAGGTTATCCCCATCCAACAGGGTGGCCTCTGCCGATCGCAGCATTGCCGGCAATTCTTGCCACAGTGGCCCAGGAGAAGAAACAACATCATGATCGCGGGCGGACAAAATCGCCGATGCTGGCGCACGGCCGCGCATTTCCAGCGCGGTGAGTGTCTCGGGCGAAACTGCACCCAAGTGACGCAAGTCACCGCTGGGCTTCTGGCGGATAAGCACCTGATCAACCCATCGTTTAACGCCCCCTGAAACGGCGTTTAACACGGTGTTATCAGCCAGTGTTTCATTGACGGCCGTTGCTGCCAACCGGGGTGCGGCAGTAGCAGATTTATCCATGAGCCGCTGCCCCAGCGCGGCAAGGTTTCCCTGGCCAGGATTGTGACCAAAACCGGCATCCGGGGTATAGAGCTCATTGTTGATGCGCAAGGCCTGGACTTCCCGTGTATCGCTTGGCCCCCAGGCTTGCTGCACCGTAACAATGCGGCCCTCGCCGGATTGAACCTGGATGCCATACCGCTCGATGTCGGCGGCCGAACGCGCCCGGACACGACAACGGCATCCATACCCGTCAGGCGGATACATAAACTGCCACACAGGATCATCATGGCGGGCAGTAAACCCATTGAGGGCCGCATGGCGTGGGCGTGTGCGCCTGTCCATGACGGCAACGCGCTCCCAGAACGGCCGAAACTCCACGTTGGCCAACTGTTCTTCATAGCGGCCAGCGTTGTAGCTGGACTGCATATTGGTTTCAAAGATGGTGCGTAGCCGGCGCGGCGTCAGTTGCTTCCCTTCCAACACACCATCTTCATCGGCCACCAGGCCTTTACCCAGCCAGCCTTTTTGCACCAGGTAAGGCATCAGTTGCTTTTCAAACTGAGCGAGCGTCTTGCCTTCCTTAAGGCTGCTCGTTAACCCGTTGCGAATGTCCTCCAGCACGTCCACTTTGAGTACACCGGCTACGGTGAATGCCGTTGCGTGCGCTCGCGCTTCAACGTCATGCCAGTTGAAACCGAGGGTATAACCCTTGCTCTCGAAATAGCGGATGGCCTCGGCCGGTTTCAACCCGATGGCATAGGCCAGATCCACATCAGCTGTCGGCATTCAGACGCCCCCAGATATCAGCAACAAAGAGAGCCTGGGTCAGCAATTGCTGCAGCTGGCTATCATCCAAATCGGGATAGCTGGCCGCGATGATGTCCAGTGCATCATCCGGGGTATTACCCTGGCTAAGCGCAGCAACCAGCGGGGCTATCAGTTGTTGCATGGCATTGTTGATGGCGTCTGGCACCGTCTGTGCATTATCCAGCGCCACCTGCGCCGGGTCGTCAATATCTGTTTCCGTGCTCAGCGCGGCAAATGAACGGAACCGGGAGTGTTGCTGTGACAATTTCGCACTAGGCAATACCGGCGTAGTAGCGGGCGGCGACAATACCTCTTCACCTTCTTGGGGGAGCGGTATGCCAATTTTCTTATGTACCCAGGAGGCTGGAATAGATTTCATGCCTGCCGTCACCAGGGTAGACACCCCCTCGGCAAACTCCTTGATGTTCTCCAGTTCGCGGGTATCGAAGACGAGTCGTGGCTGACGGCGAGAGCTCACCTGATAGCCATTGATGGCCAATAACATACGGATGAAACCGCGATAGAAGCCCTCGATTTGACGTGCATCAGCGATCAAAATGTCGTGGCGAACATCGTTATGCACTTTGCCGAGGGCGTTAGTCGAGCTTTTGCCGTCGGCCTGACTGGTGAGCGTTGCGCCCAGAATCACTTTTGATTCGGTACGTTCGGCCCAATCGACCATAGCAACAAACGGATCTGCCTGACCGCTGGCCGCTGTCAGGAATTCAATCTTGGTGCCTTCGGGGATAATACCGGCGGCATCATGGCCCAACGTCACAAGAGCTTCTAACAACCGGTCTTTATCGTCGTCTGTCGCGCCGGCGAGGTAGGTGCCGACGCGTGCAGGTAAACCGTAGATCTCTAGGAACTCAGCCAGATCACGAATGCCGTAGTTCTTGAACAGGTATGGCCACACCAGCACGCGATAGAGCCCAGACTGTGCCACATACCCGGATTTGGCGTTATGCGTATGCACCAGCCAGCCGAACGGCCAGAGTTCGGCACCGTTCATGCTGCCATCACTGAGGCGGATTTCATCGCCGGCTTCTGGATTGGTACAGAACCAGCGGTGTGGGCGTAGCTTGATTTTGCTCGGGAGCCAAATTTTGTCTTCAAGCTCCCACTTTTCAATCTCCTGTGCGGCAAAGCCGTGCCCGATCGCGTCGGCAGCATTGAGGGTAATATCCTCAAACTCCGGGATATCCTTCATCCAGGCGGACACCATTTCAGCTATCTTCTTCTCTTCATCCGTGGCGTTCTCTGGGGGCTCAATGCTCCAGTCCAGGGTAAGCAAGGCGTTTTTGCGCTTGGCCATCTCAGAAAATATGTGACCATCACGCTCGATCATGTCCTCGAACAGGTCAGCCTGTGCGGCCAAATCACCGCGCTCAGCCGCTTCCAGGATGCGCGGTAGCCGGCGGATGGTCATCCCCTTTGAAGGATGCTCCGGCCACATGCGGTTGAGGCTTGCCATCTTGGTCGTCTGGGGCGTCTTCAACACTTCGCGATTAATCGGGCGACCAAACTGGTCGAGGATTTGTACCATTACCAACCTCCAGAACCGAACCGGCTACCACGGCTGTCGCCACGGCGCGGAACGCGGGTAAAATTAAAATTGCCGGCACCCGACACTGCAAGCGCCCAGAGCATGTGTAGGGCATCCGGGCCATCATCGTGATCGGCTTTAGGGAAATGACGCAGTTGGTCAATCAAGGTATTTTGGCTTGGGTGCAGGCGGATCAGACCGTTGGCCATATGGGGCTGCAGCGACTCGATGCGCAGCAATTTATCCGTATGGGGCTGAACGGCACGGGCAGGAACGGGAACACCAGCAATGGCCGAACGCTTCACCAGCTCCGTGCGCAGAAACTCCTGAAACTGGACGGTTTCAATCGCCCAGACCAGGCAGGCATATTCGCGCTGCAGTTCGATGATGTCGGAAATAATCCGATCGGGAACACGCTTGCGGATACGCGCCTCAACCACATCCAGAATGCCGGTGTGCCGATTAAAGCCGCCGACGAGTAACGCTGAGGGGTCACGACTGGCCCCGGCTTTACCAAGCGATGGGTCGCAGGAACCGTAAAACAACCATTCATTCAGACGGTTCACCCAGAAATTGATGCAGCCGGTAAAGGGTGCATCTTCGCCGCTGACCGGGTCATTTTGATACTCAGCATCAAAGGTGCTGTGACCATCCCTGGCACGGATCAACATTAGGGTAAGCAGAGGACGGGCCAGCCAGGACACTACCGCGCCGGCTTCCATCTCCAACTGGTGCAGCAAATAGAAGGCATTGGCCAACGCTTCACCGTCCTGATCGTTATTACGCAGGATTTCTTCCCACTTGTCCCAGAGCTCCATATTGTGGGGCCAGGCGATCAACGCCTTGAAACGGGCAGACCGCCATAGCGGATTGCGCAGCGTGCGCGATAACACCGAGTCATAGTGCAAGATGGTGCCGATGTAGACCACATCGAACTTCGCGCCGGCACCGCCTAACGGCAGCACAGTCTTTTTGAGCCAGTTCTCAACCTTGTCGCGCTGATCCGGATTACGTACCTGCTCATCGTTCTCAATATCGTCCAGCACACACAGATCGGGACGGTATGGCCCATGCCGCAAGCCACGCAGTTTTTTGCCAGAGCCAGCCACCTGCACTTTGATATCGTTGCGGGTGAGGATAGTCCCCATCTGCCACACGCGGCCCTGACCGCACACCTCTGGGAAGTCCATCAATAAACGGGGGTTAAACTCCAGCTCGGCCTTGATGGCTTCCAGCATCGGATACGCCTGATCGATAGAGTCCATTACGATGACCGGGTAATGTTTGATGGCGCGAATGATGCACCACAGCACGAACAGCTGACTGACCAGGGTCGATTTGGCTTCGCCGCGTGGGGCCGCGATGGCGTCGTTCTCGCCTTTGTCGCTGGCCACAATCTCGGGCAGACGCTTAAATAGGTATTTATGCAGTTCGCTTTTGTCCTGGTGGCGGACGTAATGCGGGAAATAGTTTTCAACGAAATACGCATACCCACCAATCGGGTCATTAACATGATCTCGACGTTGGGCGATGGCGGTCGCCGAAGGATCAAAGCCGACATCCTCCGCCTCAATAGTACGGCGCAGGCTGGCGGCAAGTTCGGCGAGCTCTAGCTTGAAGTCACGCGCAGAGAATTTTTTAGCCATATTTAAAAGCCTGTTAAAGAGGCATTAATCTTCATTGCCGGCCAATGCCTCGTTAACGGCATTGATAAAACGCTCTTGCGCCTGGTAGATGCGTTCGCCATACCCTGGCATTAGAGAAAGCCGCTCGCCGTCGCTTGTTACGACCGTGCAATTATCACTGAGCTCACGGCGTTCTACGCGGATGACCTGGCTGGCCATCACGTATTGGCCATCCGAGACTTTAATGAGTTTGTCAGCCATACAGTTTCTCAACCTCTTCACCAAAGGGCTCTAACACTTCCACGAACGCTGCAAGATGCTGAGGGTGCTTTTCGGCAATGAAGGCGCTGAGCTTGTTGATCACATCCAGGGCAATCGCCAACTGGTTCGTTTCCGGCAGGATTTTCTTACTGGCCGAAATGGCCTTGTTGAACGAATCGCCCAGGCTGGCCAGCAGCTCGACACGCTGAGGGGCTTTCAGCTCGCTGTCATTGGTCAGCAGCTCCATCGTGGTCTGATACTGGACGAGCATGCTGGTTAAAATGGCGCGGCCGGTTTCTTCCACGGTACCGCCGGCAAGCACATGCGCTGAGCGTAGTGCATCCCAATCATCGCCTTTATCCTGCGCCTCTTTCTTCCAACGGCGGGCGGAGACGAAAGACACGCCGATCTGCGACGCGGCAATCTCCAGCGACATCTGGCCGAAGATGTAAGCCCTGCGCAGCTTGTCCCTTATTTCCGGCGAGTACGCCATACTTACAGCCCCAATCGCGCTTTAATAAAGAGGATGCCGGTAGTGACAACACCACCGCCAATCGTCCCGGCGACACCACCGGCAATCGCGCCCTGGCGTGTCGCAACGGATTTCACTTCGTCGATGTTGTTCTCAATCCGTTCAAGGCGTTGATTGATTTCGGACAGCAGCGCCAGCTCTGTTGTAGTTGCCGGCCCCCGACGATGACGCGTCGTGCGTTTAACCATGATGGTTTCCTTTATCCGCTTTGCGGTCTAATTTTTGGTCGATATGCTCTACTGTGCGTTTAACGTCTTTCAGTAATTCAAAAAATGAGTTCTCCGAGCGCATGGCATCATCACGACGCTGATAATCGGCTCGAATGGACTCGATAGAGCGGCGGAGCTCTTTGATCTCGTTAAACAATGAACGAACAAATCCAATGAGACCGGTCGTTGCCAGTCCCAACACGGTGTTAACGATGTCCTCAGTGTTCACTGATGCCCCTCCCGTTTGTACCAGGCGTTGAGCCCTTGCAGCCTGGCCTCTAGCGTTTGGCACCATTCGCCGTAGTCGGTGGCGTGATTGATGATGCCGCCGGCAGAGAGTCCGCCACCGGCGCTGGCGGTTTCGGTGGAATGGCCAGTAGCTCCGGGGGCGGCATCGGACAGACGTTCGTCACAATCGGAATAGCCGAGGGCGGAGGTGTAGAGACACAGCCCGCGAGGGCCAATACCGGTAAAGCCCACATCATTTTTAATCGCATCTTTAATTGCCTTTTTCAGCTTGGTTGAGGTCTGCAGCAACTGTTGTTCACGCTGTTGCAACTGCCTGGCGAGTAATTGGGTTTTCAGCTCTGCCTGCTGGTATTTGGCCACGGCGTCTGCCAATGCCATTGCCTGCTGTTCGGCGGTGTTGGCTCGCTGCGCCTGCAGTTGGCTGATGGTGGTCTGCGATGCCTGCAGCTCATTAGCGCGGGTTCCTGCACCTACCTTGTAAGCGATCGCCGTGCTGCCCAGAGCAAACAGGTAGGCAAGCCAGTAGGTTTTAACGTGCTGCCAGATGTAAGGGAGAATGAAGAACTCAGTTGGCATCGGGAGTCCCTCCGGCGTTGGCTTTATCGCGCTTGATGGCCACGTGCTTGGATGCCTGGGACTGGAATACGAATGCGCCCAGATACGCGACATACAACCATTCTTCAAGATGGCCAGCGGCCGTCACCCAAATCAGCACGATGGAAGCCACCAGGAAAGCGCCGACCAGGGTCGTATCAGATGTAGACAGACGGCCTGTGGCTGGATTGGTCACGAGCTCAGCGAGGCGATTCAGGAAGAGAGTTCTCAGCGGCATAGGATACCCTTCGCCTGGGTAAAGTAGTTATGGCGCTCCGCCAGGGCGTTATCGCCACCATTGATTACACGGGTGAGTCCGGCAATGTCGGCGCGGTCAGCATAGGCATTACAGCCATTGTCAAACCAGAACCAGCCGGCAGAGCTAGCCGCATGAACATCCAGCTCCAGCAACTCGGGGTGCGCAATCAAGTCCAGCTCCAGGGCATGACCACAGCGCAGGTAGTTATCGTAAAAGGTGATCTGCTTGAGGCCTCGGCCCCGGTAGCGCCAGCCATCCCCCGCATGCACATTGCCATAGCGACCGCCGTAGACCAGATTGGCAATATCCACCTGGCGTGCGGTTGGAACGATAACCTCACTGGCTTTACGCCCCAGACGTTCAGCATCGACACGGCTGATGCGTTTGCGCGGGAACGTGTTCAACAGGCCTGGCACGGAATAATTGAGGTTTTCGACGGTACGCTTGAGTCCTGCAGACTCAACGCGGATTTGCGAGAGAAACGCCGCTTGCCGCTGTGGGGTATCAATACCGAATTCCGCCATCGTGGAAACAAGCAGATCAAACCACCGTTGTGATAGTGCCGGGGTGATGCTGACAGCACGGCAAAAAGAGTCGGGAGTGAACATAAAAAAGCACCATCCAATTGATTTAGATGGTGCCAGTATTACGAGTGGGGGATTATGAATTCAGTTGAAAGGGTTCAGTGGAAACCTAAATGTCACTTTCCATATTTTTTTCATTTAGTTTTTTATACATACCATCGTAATCATTCGATGTATAGATTAAGTAAGTTGTGTCCTGCATGGTCTGTGCATCTCTGGTCACATTAACAATTACTGTATCAGAATCAAACTTAACACTAATAGAACCACCAAATTTTTGGGCTTTTTCAAACTCGTCAGCAGTGAAGGTAGATGAAGGCTCACCATACTTTTTCTTTAAACCTTCAATAAGAGCCATTTGATTGCTATCAACAGATATGGCAATTCTTTCAAACTTCTTATCAATAAAAAATGCCATTGCTAATGTATTCTTACCTGAAAACTTGAAGTTCTCACATGAATAATAATCCATTCCGTCTGTTTTGTTCTTTTGGTATTTATTCCATGTGCATAATTTTCCGGCGTTTAGCTCATTAAGGCTCGAGCCAAATTTCACCCCCTTATAACCATCAACCGCCATAGCAGAAGATGACGCTACAAATAAAAACATCCCGAGAGCAATTGATTTTAATTTCATGATATCCATCCTTAAAATAAAGAGTCTTGTTGTGATAATGTGTTTGCTTTGTTTTCAGCCAATAACCCCCAAGCAAAACGATCACTAAATCCATACTTTGGGCAGAGCCTAGTCATAACCATTAACGACGAAACTCCGCTATCGCGGAGTTCGGTAAATTCGTGCAGGAATGAGCGGTTACGCAACTCACGTAGAGCCCGATCACACCGGGGCAGGTAAAGAACCTCACCGCCAAAGTGCTTAACCAAAAGTCTTGCATTATCAGTGCCGATAGCTTCGCGTAGCATAGAAGCTCGTGTAGCACCTAAAGCACGCAGCCCTTTACCAACGGGGAAAGTTGTACCACCAAAGAGCTCAAGCAGGCGTTGGGTTGCGGGGTAGCCGATCAATTCAGCGATCTGTAAGACTGACTCCGGCAGCAATTTCTTTACCTGCTCAAGTTCCATAGCTATTTTCCTTCTCGTTTCGCACGCCTTTTAGCGTCGATAATAAGTGCTTGCATGAGTTTACTTAATTGATCAGTAGTTAACCATTCGATGCGTTTAACCTGGAACATATGATCGCACATTTCCTCGGCATAATTCCACGGTCGTTTCGCATCTGCAAGCATAGCTTCAATTTTTGACAATGAAGCCTTGCGTGAGCTGGCAACTCGCGGCCTACGCCCATGTTTAGCGACCTGCCGAGGGAAGCCTTGTTCATGCATATATTCTCTTACGATCTGCAATTCTTCAAGACTGCATTTTGTTGATGAGGTTTTACCATTACAAAGCCGAGCCAGTGCCTGACGATAAGTTGTATCGTCCCAACCAAGAAAAGCCTGACCGGCTTTAATCGCACTGATCAGGCCGCGCTGTGATGGTGTTAAAGCCATAGTTTCACTCCGATATTTTAATGACATTATCGCAGGCACTCCGCAAAGTACCTGCTGTAATGACTGCGAAATTATCGATAAAGGGGGAAGTAAACCTGCTCAACGTTGAGTGTACCGGCATAGCTACGCTCATATTCTTCACAGGAAATAAAACGCCCACTGAGGCGATTTTCCCAGGCTGATGGAATTCGCGTTTCTTCACTGGTACCGCAGCTCTCTAATTCATCCAAGATAGCCGCCACGACTTCGGGATTTGCCGCATGAAGAAAACCAACAGTAGTTTTTCCACCATTTGATTGCTTCCACGTTTCCAGAGCTGCCGGTAATTGTTCTTTCAGTTCGATGATTCGTTGATTGATATTCATAAAGCACCATCCTGAGAATTGGACTCATCGACACACGCGCTGCATAACTCCGCGCTGACCCAGTGGCAACCACCGGCGCAGGCATTGCGCCAGGTACACCCACAGCGGCTGCATTTTTGGGTTTCATCCACCGTGACCCGAAATGTCCCGTCCTGGTCGTCCCGGCCTTCGCTAATGCGGGTTACTGTTACCCGCTGCAGAGGGCCGAAAAGCTTACGTGCCAGCAACTCGACAGCCCATTTGGCGCTGGCAGTATTTGAGGCCTGCTTACCTTTGTAGCGGGCAACGTAAGTGCCACTGGTGAAGCGACCAATGATTTCAATGCTGTTGTCGTTAATCATTCGAACCTCCAGAGCTTTTTATGGCGCTCAACGGCCTGTTTCATCGCGACGCGTTCGGCGTTGGTGTGAACCTTGTTGCCGCGTGGGTCGTAGAACTGAAAGCGTGAACGCGCAGGCAAACGCGGATACTCGATCACTGAGGTCTTGTTGGTGAGGTGGTAAACGCGCTTTGCACCTTCATCCAGATGCTGGCACCCGGTGACAGACAGGAAATTAGTCATCTATTCATCCTCCCCACGACCCCAGCCAGCAGCGATTTCCGCCACTTCATCTATGGCCTCAGTAAAACCAAAGAAGTTACTCCACTCTGGGCGGTGGCCGGTTGCGGCTTCATACATATCCGCTAGTGCTATTTCAGCCTCATCCCGCTCCAGAATTAGTTTCGTTTCACTGACATCCAGCTCCTTTACTTGCGTCTCAAGTTTTGAGGCATATTCACAACAGATTCCCTTCGCCGTCCAGCCGCCATCAAGAGCTTCCTGTGGCAGCCCTTGGAGCACCAATTCCAACTTGGTAACCCGTGTAGCCAAATTATCCCGCTGAGTTTTTACGGCGAGGTGGTCTTGGTATTCCACATATCCACCCTCTGGGGTTTCACGCATATAGGCGATTTCATGTGACATATGCATTGAGCAGTCCGGGGTATAACGTTTCATTGGATGACCTCCGGATATTTCCAGCCCCGCACGCAGAAGTCAGAACGGCTCCGGCACCAAAGTTGATTGACTTCTTTTGCGGCAAAGTCAGCGGCAATTAACCAAAGCGGGGCCGCGTCCGTAAAGTTATTCACCTGTTCGCACTGGCGGGCCTTTTCTGAAAGCGTTCGGAAATTATCGCCTGGCGCAACATCAGGCATTTGTAATACATCTGGCCCGTGGTTTTGACGAGACGCACGCGGTTTTGGCGCAAGTGTCCGGTGTGCTCGGGATTTGACGGGTTGAATAACTAACGGCGATACATTGTCGATAGAACCTGGTAAACCAAAAATCCGCCTATTGCCTCTCCAGCCTCGGACAATACGGCCGTGATTAACATCCCACGCTAACAGCGCACCAACTTGATTAACTTCAACGTCTATACCTTCTGCCAGTTCTGCCGCTGTTGAAGGGCCACGTTCAGCCAGAGCCAGACGAATTAATTCGCTTTTTGATTTATTTTCCATTTTTAAAATCCTCCGCAGCAGTGGAATATTCAGTGCCAGTTATTTCGATGGCACCAAATTCCAAATTTGGTTTGGCGCTGGTGTTGAAATAAATCGTATTTTTAAATCGGAAAATCGACAGCCCACAGATAAATAACACTCCCCAATCTAAACCGAGCGATGACCATAAAAACTCGCGAGATACGGCTTCACTTGGATAGCCCTCATCCCACAATGCCCAGAGTTCCCGATGCTCTTTACTCAGCCCCGTTGGAGCTTTGCGCTTGGGTGTGGTGGTGTAGCGGTTTGCTGCTGTTGCTGCCGTCCACAATGACGGGTGGCCAAACGTTGGCACACCATCAGGAAACGCAACAGCATAGAATCGATGCCGGGTTGCGTCTGTGGTAAAGACGGCCGTTGCACCGAACTTAGCCGCAAACTCGTTGGCTTTTTCGTTCAGCTCTTTACGCTTGAGGCACTCAAAGTCCCATGCCTGAATAGCCGTTTTCTTTTCAATTTTATAAAAACTCATAATCACCTCCAGATAATTGAACCAAGCCAAATCAGGCTGCTCACCCACACCACACCAATAATTAAGACGCCACACCAAACAGAACGACGTGAAACATAAAATTCTTTTTCCATTTCAGAACCTCATGATTTAGGCGTAAGCGCGCCCCTGCGGTTTTACGCCATAATTAAATGATTGGTTACTTATGTTTAAATTCAGCCAGCAGGTGTTAATGACTCAATATTAACGAAATATGGGGCAACGTTGATTTCCACTACCGTTTCCGATTTTAAATCCCTGGCAACATCAACCGTTCTCACTGCTGGGCCACCGCGTAATGTTCGGTTAGGTTGATGAATAAAGGCACTACCTACAGCGTGTTGTTGGTTAAATAACTTGGCTTTAGACCCCATATCACACCGCCGACATATCAAGGGAAATAGGCTTGTATTGGTCACTGTCGCCAATCCGCTCATAAAAACGAACATAGGCGCTGCTACCAATGACCTGTAACGCTTCGCCGATCGCTTTCATCGCTAACTGCCAGCGGGTATCTGCAATATCATACCGTCGTAGAGCCAGAACGGCGCTGGTACTGACTTCGCCTTCTTTATCCGTCGAGAACGCACGGTTAATCAATACCTGCAGCTCTGGCTTGGCACCCTCTGTCCAGTCAGTGAGACATTCATCAATTAATGCCTTTGCCGCTTGCAGGCGCTCATCAAAAGCCAGTCGGTCTGCTATCGCACGCTGGATCTTGTAGCGGCCATCGAACGCATATAGCGTGACATTGCCTTTCTTACCGCCTAGTTTGACGTTATATTCATTGGCAGATAAATCAACGAATGCAGCAATGTCTGCGAAAATGGATTGTTTGAACTCTGCCATTACTTTATTTAACGAAATGGCTTTAAGGATAATTTCACCCACTAGGGCATCACGGGATTTATCGATATCCTTAATCAGACCTTCGGGGGTTAACACACCTTTTGCGTCAATCCAATACCCCTCCGGGGCAGTGGCTTCGGTAAATTGCTTGTTTTTAGTGGACATTTGATTTCACCTTAACTGTTCTACGCACTGGCTTATATATTGACTTTCTCAGTTTTATGAATACATAACCAATCAAGCCTCGTGAAAGATAATGCGCTACGGCCTTCACCCTGGCATTATCATCGTCATTACAATCTGTCTTACATCTGACTCTAAATCCGCTGCCTTTCCCCGTTATTTCAATGATTACCTTTGCCATTGCTGTTCTCCCAGACAATGCGGGCACCCCGCCAGATGTACATGTTGACGGTACGATTAATACCGTTTTTACACTCGGTCATTTCGAAAGCGTCATTAACCCAAGATGATAGAGGTCTATTGACCTTGATAATCGGCAAACGATATTTACCGTTATACTCAACGACAGTTAGTCCTGCACGCATCAGGCAATTAATAGGAGCCATCAGCTTAGGATTGTTGATAGGTAACTGGCACATAATCCCCCCTTAGTTAATCAGCATTTGTGCAAACTGATGCACAGCTTTGGCATTGACAGGCATTTCATTGATCGCACTGGTACGAATAACGCCGCGCAACAATTTGAACAAACGACGGGCATTGCCTTTCGACTCTTGATAAAGCACTTCGCTCAGTTCATCTCGTTTATCTTCTGGCAATAAACTACCGGCAATGGTGTCAATATCACCAGCGGGTAATGCATTGCCGATATTGAGTGCAAAAGCCACACGGCTGTAGAGTTGAACAAACTCACCGCGTTTACCTTTAAGGTTAATAATAAGGCGCGGCATTCCGACCAGCACAACGCCAATACCGGTTTTATCATGGATACGGCGAATGGACTCCAGCGCCCGATAGGGCAGGTTTTCTGCCTCATCAATTATCAGTACTCGCCCTGAGTCCATCAGCTTGTTGATACATGCTTCACTCAGTTCATGCATATTGCCGCGAACAGTCAGCCCTAGCTTGTTTGACAGTTCTTCCAGAACGACACGCGCGGTATAACCTGGATCGGCTTCGATAAGGATGGCATCGCGATGCTTTGCCACATAAGCTTTTACCGTCATTGTCTTACCCAGACCGGCTTCGCCATAAAGCACGTTGATCTCACCATCCACATGGGCCAGGGTAATCAGCTCCATCGCTTTTTTACTGGTCGATGTCGCGACAAACTCCGCTTTAATGCGTTGCTGTTTATCTTTTTCAGCCATACGGGCAATGAGTGCGGAAACGAGTTCTGCGACCTCGTCCGAACGCCCGGCATAATTACCCCGTAACCACGTACTGACAGTGGCTGGACTCATGCCAATGGCGCGGGCGACCTGGGTTTGACTCAGGCCTTTACGTTCCATCAACTCGACAAGTTCGTTTTGAATAGTCATAATCTTCTCCGGTTAATGAATTAGCGGCTTTTGATGGGCGTCAAATAGCCGCTTTTTTATTTAATTGCTTCTGCAAATACTCTTCTTTATCTGACTCAAAAAAGAACATCGGTTCCGGTTCATTGCCAACAGGCTGAAAACCATTCAATAAAGCGCTGTAATCAGGCGCTGCATCCGCTGTGAGAAGTGGATTCAGTTCGGCATTGATTTCATCGGCTTTGTTCATTACCAGCGCCATACGGCGGCTATGACGGTCTTTCTTCACTTTCTCGATATATTCAACAGGGAATGCCGCATGGGTGTTGCCGTTCCATATAGCCGTGCAAACATAAGAACCATCCAGACGACGAATAATTACGCTTTCAGCATTATGAATATCGAATTCGACGCGAACACTTTCGCCGTCGACATAAATCAGTTCTTCCGAAAAATAGTTATTGTTATAGAGGCTTATCCATCCACGCTGTGCTACACGCACCACACTTGGGCGGAACATGTCACGCAGCTCCAACTCAGACAGACGCTCAATAGGTTCTTCAACCAACAGTTCGGCCCGATATTCCGCAGCCGTATAGTGACGGCCATCGCTTTTGCGCGGCAATTCGCTGTGGCGGTGCTGAGTGTTATAGCGCTCAATTTCCTGTTCGATTTCATCAATCAGCTGATTCCACGATGGCAACTTGCTGATAGCGCGTTTCTGGACATCATTGAGCTCTTTATTATTCCCCAGCGCGGTGAACGCAGAGTTAATGCCGACACTGGTTAAACGGACGGTTTCCCGATCGGCAGATTTGCCGTTATATGTGGCAAATTTCCTGGCAATTCTTGCCGGTATCTCTTTGTTCAAACGTTCGATGATGCCGCGAGCCTGTGGGTTCCCAGGAATACCAGTAGGATGATCGACCCCAAGGCGGGGGAGAATACCGGTGATATCAGCATCCAATAGTTTTGCTGTTTGGCCTGAGCCATTATCCGAGTAATACAGTAATGGAATGCCGTGCCTTTCCATGCCATGACGCAGCGCATCAGCAACAGCTATCACGTTCTCCGCAAGACTCAGGCTCCAGCCAACCACATAACGGGTGCGGCCATCAATCACCAGGGTAATCTCCGGTGTGAACGGTCTACCGTGATCAGGATGGGCCACCTTCATTTTCATGCTATGGCCATCACCGATCCACACGCCATTAACCGGCATCTGTGACCAGTCACGCTTAACATATGTTTGCAACGCACGATAAGCCGAACCGGTTACTCGCCCGCGTTGTTTAACAACCAACGGCATTTTGTCCATAGCGCGGCGCACTGCAAAAATTGACGGTATTGCCGCGAGCATGGCCGGTTGATCTGCATATTGAGTTCTCCAGTCAGCGCAAAAGCCCTCATACGCCTCAGCCATCGAAACCCCGTTAGTAGTCCGATAGTTGGCCATGAAAAGCGGCATCCAGTTGATCGACTCAACAGGCTTTGGCCGATGGTAGCCAGGAGCCAGCAGGGCCAACCGTTCAGCGCCATCAGCAGCTCGCAGATAATCAACCACCCAGCCATTGAGGGTACGAGAACCAATCCCAATACGATTGCCTTTACGGGCATTGGCTATATCAACAGCAGATTGCAGATGGTTAGGCAGCTCTTTTTTACGTGACCGGTCACAAATGAAATTGATGGCCTTAATCCGTGACAAACCGTCGCGCTCCAGACGAAGCACTTGATCCACTATCTGGGAACGGGCATCAGCGGCGGCACGTTGCTCAGCTGTTAACTCCGCTGTTTTCCGCTGCAGAATAGCTGGGCAACTGCGCAGGATCTGCAACTGGTCATTGGCGCTGATAGACGCCTGGCGGGCAACCGTAACGGGCTTTTCATCGACCTTTAAAAGGCTATTAAAATGTTGTTCACGTACTGCTGCCTGTGTTTCTGTCGGCAAGCAGTCAATGTGATATTCGAAAGCCTTGGTGCCAGCGCGTTTTTGTTTCAGATCAGGTGAAGTGCCAGCACGCTTATTCAAAGCAGCTCTCACCCCTGGCGCAGTCCCAGGCATCCCAGGTAAACCGATCAGCTCATTCACGCAGAGAAACATAACTACGCCACCTTCTGTTGCTGTTGATCGGAATAACGACTTGGCCAAATGATTGCAGGCTCCTGACCAATCGCGGCGGCAATAATCCGCTCCGCTTTTGGGTAAGGGCGGGTCAAAGCATTCTTCAATGTATCGGCTGCTAGGCCCGCTTTACGGGACAAATCACGCATTGTGGTGCCGTTCTTATGCAGGGCGGCAACGATGTCGACACGGTGCCAATCAGCACACGCCACTTCATTTCTTTTCATCATTCGATTACCCTAAAAAGTTATCCGCGCAGATAATCCCTGCGGGTTATCCGTTCAGATGAAAGAATAGAGTCCAAAAGAAACCATGTCAATTATTTAATTTTCTTTTGATTTCAAATTGAATCCAAAAAGAATTAACAATAATCATTTAAAATCATACTGTTATAGGGAAAGTAAGTTATGAGTAACTCTTCGGATGAAATTTCTTTTCTAAGTGAGAGCAAAGAAACCATGAAAGATCGCCTGTTACAGCTGATAGGTACGCGCTCTAGAAGGCAAGCTGCGGAGGATTGGGGGATCAAGTACGCTACGCTAAACAACTATTTGACAGCTCGGGAATCGCTGCCGCGCCCAAATGTTGTTAAGCAGATTGCAGATGCAGAAGGTGTGGATTCAAACTGGATTCTCTATGGGGCGTCGAACTCAGATAAAGAGACCACTAGCGGCACCCCTCTGAATGCTAACGTCCAGTTCATTTGCGACATGATGTCAGTTCTTAGTGAGAGCGAAACCGAGTCTCTGAGAATTGTGCTTATTCGGGAGGGGATTAAGACCTTGTTGGCACTGACCGAAGAGGATAACTTGCATCTGATAAACCTGAATCAGAAGCAGAAAAAGGCAGCGCTGATGCTCGAACATTTGAGCGAGGAAAAGGTCAGAGAGATTTTGCAAGGGGATGCGCAAAGCACAACAGCCCCCACTGTGAATATAGCGAATTCAAAAGGCTAA